GGAAACAGAGGCCCCCCCAACAGGATTCCAAGCAGGGCTTGATCCGCTATATCCTTCAAACTGGCTGGTAGTCGTGTTGTAACGAAGCATCCCAGTAGTTGGGGTCGGTTGCTGCGCCGTGGTTCCCTTGCTAATCAGCAAAGCGCCAGTGGACGAGAATGTTGAATCAAGGCTCGCGGTAAGCGTAGTGAACGTACCCGTTGTTGGGGTGGTCGCCCCGACTGTGCCGTTGAGAGGACCAGACAGGCCAGCCGCCGTCAAAATCGTGCCGTTGAATGTCAGGTTCGCAGAACCCGCCAAAGCACCGCTGCTATTGTATTGAACCTGCGTGTTTGATCCGCCCGCTGGCCCCGCCGTTGCGCCAGCAAGTAACGTCACGACACCGCTATTGTTCTTGTAGTACAACTTGCCATCGGTGATGTTGATAGCCAACTCACCATTGGTCAGGTTGCCAGCAGTCGGGACGTTTGTGGCCGTACTCGAGTAGTACAGTTGAATTGGGGTATATCCGCTTTGTGACATTTTATTTCCTTAGAAAGTGCCGCCAGATATTCCTGTCGTTGCCGTAACCGTAGTGAATACACCCGTGGTCGGTGTCGTGGCACCCACAGTACCGTTTATGTTGATTGAGGCAGTTCCTGACAGGTTGGTAACCGTCCCAGAAGATGGCGTACCCAAAGCCCCACCATTGACTACAAATGCACCAGCGGTGCCCACGTTCGTTCCGAGGGCGGTCAATACACCCGTTCCAGTCGTGGTGGTAGAGGGCGCAACCCCAGCACCGCCGCCAATTACAATGGCACTGGCTGCAAGAGCAGCAGACGTTGCCCACGTTGACGCGCTCGAGAAGTAGGGTATTCCCCCAGAAGTTCCAGCAACAGTAAAAGCAGGCGTAGTCGTTGGCGTTGCTACGGTGATGATTCCACCAGTAAATCCAACGCTTGTCACCGTTCCAGTTGTCGGAGTCGTCCAAGTGGGAATGCCAGCAGTGGCGCTGGTCAGTACCTGCCCCGTGGTGCCCGCAGCGGTATATCCAATTGCAGTACCAGTACCGTATGCGACAGCACCAGCCGTAGGCACGGCAGTCCCGTTTGTACCGCCATTGGCTATTGGCAAAGTTCCGCTGACATGCGTGGTCAGGTCAATCTTCCCCCAACTAGGGGCAGTGGTCACGCCACCAGAAATTAGCGCGTTACCAGTCGCGACATCAGAAAGTTTGGAAAGCGTCGTTGCCGCGCTTGCGTAGATGATGTCGCCAACCGCATAAGTCGTCTGGCCTGTTCCGCCATATGCAGCACCAACAGCAGTGCCCTGCCAAGTGCCAGAACCGATCGTCCCAACGGTAGTCAGGCTCGATGTGACAACCGTTGCGTTCAAGATCGTGCCAGTCAACGTGCCAGCAGGCGCTGTGCCCGTGATGTTGATTGCGGCGGTTCCAGTAAGGTTGGTCACCGTGCCGCTGCTTGGCGTGCCCAGAGCCCCGCCATTCACTACAAACGATCCTGCGGTCCCGACATCGACCCCCAAAGCGGTCAGAACGCTAGTTCCGGTGGTTACCGTAGAGGGCGAAGTCGCAGCACCACCACCAATCATTAGAGAACTTGCAGCAAGCACCCCAGACGTCGCCCAAGTCGATGCGCTTGAAAAGTAAGGGATTCCGCCGCTTGTTCCCGATACCGTTAGCGCCAAAGTGCCAGCACTGGTAATCGGTGAACCAGAAACTGCAATCAGTCCGCCAGTAAATGTTTGGGCAACCGAGGTAACCCCAGTGCCGCTAACAATTCCGCCCCAAGCGTTGTTCGCGTACGCCTCGAGGGTTGCGGTCGAGGTGTTGTAGCGAAGCATCCCGTTGAGCGGGCCAGAACTGCGTTGTGCTGTGGTCCCAGAGGGCAAAAGGATGCTCCCGTTGCCCGGGAACTGCGGATCGCTCGCAAAACTGATCTGCGGCGTCGTCGTTGAGTTGGCAACCGATATTTGGTTCCCCGTCCCGCTGACAGACGTTACCGTCCCATCCCCCTGACCAAAGGTGTACCAGTTGCCACTCTGGAAGCCCACAAAGCGGCCCGTGGTGGTGTTGTAGCGTAGTTGGCCTGCCGATCCTACAGGCTGCTGTCCGGTGGTCCCAGAGGGCACCGTAACCGCCCCAGTCCCCGGCAAAACAGCGTCACTGGCCAAGGAAATCGTTGGATTACCCGATTGCCCGTCGCCATTTGCAAGGCCAATTTGGTTCGTGGTCCCAGTAATTGTCCTCGGATTGATGCTCGATCCACCAACCAGCGCCAGCATTCCCGACCCCGTCAACCCCGCCAAAGTCGCTGGCAGTCCGCTCAAGGACATGGTTGGATCGCCAGAAATGCCACTTCCGTTGGAAATGGACAGTCCACTCCCAGAAACGGCGATAGAGCGGCCCGTAATGGCCGTGGAGGACGTTTTTACCTGAAATCCAGTGCCAGAGTTCACCAAGGACAACAAAGCGCCTGTGGTGCCTATATTGAAGAGACCTTGGGCCCCAGCGTCAGTGATTATTAATCCATTGGTCGCGCCAACATACCGACTATTGGGTAATTGCGGCGTCTGCGATACCGTGAGGTATGAATAGGTCTGCGTCGGAGAATTGGCAATTGCGCCCGTTGTAGTCTGAACCGTTACCCCGTTTTGGACAATCGGAACCGGTTCGGTTCCGGTAATCGCCCCAGCGGCTGGTAGTTGGAGGATGGTGACTTGTGCGCTCATTGTGGACTCGGCGATATTTGATCGTTGTTCCCCGTCGTGTTCGGTGTCGCAGAATCAGTCTGGGTGGAGATAATTAACGCATTGTCACCCGTACTCACAATGAAATTGTCATTGGTCGCGACACTAACATCGGGCCGTGGAAAACGAAGGTTGATACGTTCGGTCTTGCGAGCAGGCAGGCGGTAGGGGTCCAACTCATCCCTGCATCCTTGGTCGCACACGCGCAGGCCGGGAAAGTTCGAATCGGGACCCAACGCAACCAAGGCCCGTTTCATCTTGCATCGATCGCAGACAGCAATTGCCAACGATGAAAGACCTCTGGTGTCCAAGAATCTTGGCATTATCGTGTGTACACAGAAATGTTAGGGGCCCAGTATATGGGGGACTTGTCACGCTCCTCTTGCTCGGCATCATAAAGGTATTGCGCGGCCATCTTCTCGAGGTACGCAACTCGGTCAGTGGCCACGTTAGGCAACTCAAGGCTCATTCTGTGCGACAGGTTCATAACCACCGCCTCGTACCAGCGTTGCGGGACCTCCAACTCGCCAGACAACTTGCCCACGTCGTCAATTTGACGTGAATACCAGATCGTCATCTGCACAAAAGGGTCAGATGGGGCTGGCCAAAGGTAAATCGAAGGCTTTGGAATGGTCCGATCAAACCAAAACTGGTACGGCTGGTTGGCCGTGAAGTTCTTGTTTGGCAGATTGGTGTAATCGTCTCGGTTCAGACGAGCCATCATCACCTCGCGGGTGTTGTTCCCGACGTAGAACTCACGCAAGGACAAAGTGGCATTAGCGTAGGCGCGGATTCGGTAGTACCCGACCGACTGCCCCGGGTCAATGTCGGTCCACACCCACTGGTTGTCCTGAACCAACAAAGACCCCAGATCGGTGAGCATGTTCCAAGTAGCGCCATCCGACGAATACTCGAGCGCAATGCTCCAAGTCGCCGTTCCGCCACCCGCTATGTACGGCAAAAAGCCAATCGACCCAGCGTAGATCGGATTGTTCGTGCCGTAAACAATAGAGATGTTTCCGTTTGCGCTTGTTTGCTGACAGTAGGTCGCTGTGTCGTTGTCAAAGGCATTTGCCACAGAGCCACCAGCAGACGAGTAATAACTCCCTACGGGCCTGTTTAGGGTCCTGTACAGGGCGTTGAGAACCTCGATCGAGCCAAGCGGGAGGGTGTAGATGTACTGTTCTGCGTTGAGGCCAATGACAATCTTGTTGATTGCCCAGTATTGAATACCACGGTTAGCCAAATTGGAAAGGAAAAAGAACAGGGACTCTTTTGCGGAGAGAACCTGCTCGTCAGTCAATTCCTCGGCCAGTTTGCCGCAGCGACGTGCGCCATGATCAATCAGCGTCTGCACGCTAATCGAGGTGGCTCCAACCGTTCCAGAGTAGGCCATTTTTACCCTCTACCAGCCGGGACATTTCCAACGCTTGAGCGAAGCCTTTGCCCTCGGTGCATCACCTTTTGAATGTTCAACTACCCCCGACATGCGGGCGCAGAAAGAATCTTTTCGGCCACCACCTTCTGGCTGCGGAGCCTTTAGATGACTACCAGTCTCTCGATTGTACTTTTCTCGGCCCTTTGCGGTAAGCCCAGCGCCGCGCTCTACAGACAATTTTTCTCCACGTCCAACAGCCAGAGAAACACCGCCCTCTTTCATTTTTTCAGTCTTGGCTGATTGACGAAAAGATTCAGCCGTTGGCGCTCCCGGGGACCCCGGTTTACGCATTTTTTCTCCAGAACCTTCCGCAATTCTTTCGCGCTTTGCATTAATGTTGTCATACAGACCACCATCTTTGAATTTCTTACCCTTGTCTGCGCTGGCAAAATCTTTTCCAACCTCTGTAGATATTCCAACCTTCTTTGCAAAAGAAGGGCTATGGGCAACGGCTTCCATTAAATTGTGTTGAGCCTTGCTCTTGGATGGCATGATTAGAGTGTTGGGTTGACGTAGTGCTTAACCATTTCCAAAACAACCGTGTATGTATCACCAGCACTACCATCAAGCGTAGTAAAAGAAATGACTCCAGTCTTTCCTGAGCCTGAATTGTTTGTCAAACCACCAATAGCAGAATAATCTTGCGTGTAAGAATTGTTTGGAGGTATTGTCTGAATAACAACTGGAGTTGTTGCCACCCAGTTCATTTGCACCTCAAGACCGTGCGTTAAAGCGGTGACCTTGGTAATGCTCACAGCATCGCAAGCGCCGCCTGCATTTGATGGCAACAGCGAAGATGGGGTTACCTTAGCAACAGCAGACTCATTCTCAGTCGTACTCATTGACGCATAAAACTTCATGATGGCAACTCTTTCACCATCAAACAATGTTTGCGATGTGGCCGTAATAGTCATTTATCTCTCCAACAAAAAGCAGGGGCCGTAGCCCCCACTTGATTCCATCAAGCGCGACCGCCGTTCTTCCTTTTTTCAGAAGGAGGCGAAACCGTTTTGCTGACCTCACGCTCAGTTGTCGTTACCGCTCCTTGACCAGTAAGGCTGTTGAAAGCCTTCTTGGCTTGGCGTGGCAAAAACATTAGAGCATCAGTCATCATCTTTTTGTCGGCCTCATTATCAGCCTTCTCGGTCGTGTAGTGATTGTCAAACGCACGATTGGCCATCTCTGATTCTTTGTCAGAGACACTGCCGCCACCAGCCATCCGTTTGGGCGAACCATACTTCAGGTTGCTGTCGGCTTTTGCGGAACGCATGGTAGGAGCAAATTCGGCATCATTGTCTCGTTGCAACGATTTGTTGTTTGGAGCAACTTTGCCGCCGCCCTTGTAAGTACCAGCCAATTTGCTGATGCTTACTGGTGACGGTACTGGTTTGCGACCTTCTTGCATCGCGACGGGCTTGCCTGAATTAACAGTTCCCCCCGTCGCGAAGGCTTTTTTTGAGGATTTTCCTCCGTTTTTGAAGCCGCCTTGACCATCAACAACACCACCAGTTGCGAAGCCACCTTGGCCTTTTACAACGCCACCAGTTTTGTAGCCAGCAGACTTACCGCCTTTTTTGAGAGCCAGTTTCGTGCCCTTGCCACCCTTGTGCTCTTGCGAGTCGTGCTGCTTCATAGCCTTCTTGATCATGGCCTTGTCTTGAGCCATGTCATCGGCTTCCCCGCCCTTTTTCATGGGCATATTGCCAGCCATTGCAGGCGGTACACCGCCCATGGGAGCCGCGCCCCTGAGTGCCTTGCGAGGTGCCATGGCCATGCGACGTTCGTTCATTTTCGGACGCCTCGGGGCTGCAACAATGGAATTCAACGCAGGACGCCCAACCAGCGCGGGCGTACTTGCCAATGCATCCATCACGCCACCGTCCATCATCTTCTTCATGGACTTGTGGCCGTCTTCTGATTTCCCGCCACTCTTCATTCCCTTGAGAGTAGCGTGTCCACCCTTTTTCATTTTCAAAATGACTGAAGGCTCCGTAGTCTCCATCTTGACCATCGGTTTGAACTGTCCCATGTTGTTCCCCTTATGCCTGCGTTACGCCAAGCGCACCCACGCGGGTAGCGTTCGGACCAACAGCGATTGCGGGCAACGAAATGGTCATCACCGTACGAACGGTTCCATCCGATGTCGTCGTAGGAACATACGTCCCACGGACATCACCAGTGGCTGCGGTTGCCACAGCAGTATCAGCAGCAACAAAAGTACCAGCATCATTTGCCAGCGTGCTGTTGCTCTTGACGCTTACCACATAACCCACGTTGAACACGCGAACTGGGAGGCCAAGCACATCGCTCGTGCCGATCACTACGACAGTTGCTGAACCAGCAATCGTTGCTCCAGAAATCTGGAAAAACGCTTTCTTGCCAGTAAC